CCATAGGAATCACATTCACCATAACGATAACTTGCTCTCAAGCAAAAGTTATATAATCGTTGATGTATACTCTCTTCAAAAAAATCATCAATAACGTCAATCATTGTCATGTATCCCAAATTGGGTTAAATCGTATTTAACTTTAGCAATACCCTCATGCTTGACACGTTTGGGTTTACCTATCTTATCTAGGATCTCAGCAGGAACTTTCTTCTTTGTAATGTCATAGGGTATAGGTGCATTTGCAACACACACTCTAATACATTCCCACTGTTCCTCAGTAAAATCAACAATCATTGTTGTTCTAAAACCATACTTTTACGAAATTCTTCAACAACTGATAGAACCTCTGGGTCTACTGGAGGACCTGATTGTTTTACAGGAGAAAGAATTGCTACAGAACCATCTTTCCGTTTGATCTTCCAAACAGTTCTATTCCTCTCACACATTGTCAAAAGGAAGGGTAGTTGTTCTACCGCTTCCTCTTCAGTTATCTCTTGAAAATCAGTCATTTCATAGTTACTTGTGTAGTATTATTTTTGATTTCATCATAGTCAATGATGTAATCGTTACCATCAGCATCTAATACATAGAGTTTGGTAAAATCTTTTGCAACTTTTCTATTACCTTTTCCTTTACCACCACTTTTCAATGCAGCAATATAATTACCTTGTCTTTTGTAAGTAGTAGTTTTTACTTGTACTTTCTCAACCACTCCTGTGACTGGATGATATGCTAAGAAATCTACATCAGATTGTGCATCAGCAGTAAAACTAGCAGGAAGGAAACCCATCTCTGCAAACTTATTCATACCTCTAGTCACACCCATTGTTACTTGTTGGGATAGATTACTACAATCTTTAAATATTCCTCTTGGATTAAAATTAGTCATAAAAAATAATTAACTAATAATAATTATACGGTATAGTTGTCCGTTTGTCAATAAACAGTCAACATTTCTTTATCGAGTGATTCAATCATCGCAGTTGTGGTGTCTGCGAAACCTTCGGCACCTTCGGCATCGAATTTCCAAGTAACTGTATCTTCATAACCATCTTCAGAGATGATCTTGATTTGTCTCTTCGCAATGTTAACGAAAACATGTGCTAGATAAATTTCGTTGAGATCTTCAAACATAGTTAATCCTTTGATATATCTATACTAGCACAAGAACTACTGTAGGGTCAAGTTGCCTGTGACAGTATTTTGATTGGTTGAGTTTGGCGTAACGATGCTGAATCTACCGTTAGTAATGGTATTGTTATACAAGCTAGCGGTAGAAGAAAGGTTCACTTTCCAGTTTTCTAGTACTACTGGGTTGATTATGGTCTCATATCCACCATTGATAACTGTCCTAATACCTGTGACTTTTTTAGGTGTCTCGCTTTGTTCTATATTGATTAACTGAAGTATATGTGGTGTCACCATTTCTATAGAGTTTTCTGCTGACATGGTAATCTCCATACCACTCATAGTCTGCTGATAAGAAGAGTTTTCAAATATACTACCAGTAATCTTAGTAGACATTGATCCTAACTTACATTCTGTCCCTTGTAGTTCAAATTTAGATCCTACAACATTCATATCAACGTCAGATCCAAATCTAAGAGCATGTTTATGTGTTCCTCCCTCTGCACCTAAGTAAAATCCTCCTCCTACTTCAATATGACAATTACCAGTTATTTTTAGTAGATAATCACCTTCAATATTACGAACATAATCTTTATTTACAATTTTACAGTCATCACCATGAACTTCTTGAGTTAGTACTCCTGCATATGATATATGATCTGCCACTAAAGAACCAGTATCACCTTCTTGATTAGTGGATTCATTAACATATTCAGAGACTTTTGCCTCTACAACTTCATCTGATAGAGATTCATAATCAACTGCTTTTCTTAATTCATCTCTTATTTTCTTTTCATAAAGATGAGCATTATTAAAGGTTATAGAAGTATGAGTTGTGCCATTTGCTTTCTTGCTAATGTCCGCTTTACGACCTGGCGTTCCTAGATGCAAATCATAACCACCACTGATATGACTTTTAGCAGATGTCATGTTTGGATCAGCTTCCTTAAACATAGATCCAAATAAGTCATCTCCTCTTATTGTATTGATACTATCTAAGTCTTTTCCTGTTAAACGAGTGCAACCAAATAAAGGGAACCAACCAATTAGGTCTTTTCCACTAGCAACTCTATTACAATCACTAGAACGGAACTTTAGTAAGATTTTCATTAAACCAGTTAGGTTTGTACTAGTTTGACTGAATAAATCTGATCTTAACTCAAATATACCACTTCCTTTCTCCCACTCAGTTATAATATTGTATCCATTAGTAGTTTTTACCTTATCTTTTACAGTAGTTACTACATCACTCAAATTTTTAACAATTTTAGTAGATTCGTCAACTATACTCTTAATAACAGCGTCAACTGTATGTTTTACTAATTCTTCTTTTGTCTGCATGTTACCTAAACATACAGAAATGTAATTTGTGACTACATCTAATGGTTCTTTCTTGTAAGTATCAATATTAGCGTCTATTAGACATAATGACTTTAATATAGTCTCTGCTGCTTCGTGTATTGAGTTATATGATGCAAATGGTATTCCAGTAGCATCTGACTGTAACGCTTCTACCTGCAAACTAGTTGCTAACGTAGATGTTGCTTGTCTCATAGCAGAAATGACTTGAGAGTATATAACTGTCAAGAAATTATCTATTTTTACTGTTAAATCTTCTGTTTTTACATATTTACCGACAACTATGTCCAAATACTTGCCATCTGTGATTTTTACCAAACTAGAGGTAGTATGTGCTAAATCCTCTACTAGATAAGACATTTTATACTCTAAACTCTTCCAAGCACCTCCTACACCGTTAGCAGTAGGAAATGGCATTGTAGGGTCTAATGGTTTTATTGGATTATATGAACTACCGTGAATATCAATACCTATGTTTTTTGGTGATCCATCACCACCTGATTCTGTAGTAGTTTGACCAGGATATGCAACACTATTATGTGTACTCTGTCTTAATGGTTGTATTGGTTTATTAGTGTTTTTCTCTGCAGGATGAACAGCAGATGAATTAGGTGCTGTTCCAAACTCAGGAATTTGGTCTGTAAAGGCAAGTGACTGTGTTTTACGTGTATCTTCAGATTTCTTGACTCTCATAACACCAATAACTATTGGCATTTGAGCAGTTTCACCATCCATGAAGAAACCCATGACAATAGCACCAGTTTGCAACTGTCCTGTAGATTCTCCTTGTCCATCATTACCTGCCTGAGAGGTATGTTGTAATACCGTTGCCCAAGGTAAAGCACTAGTTGGAAGGTCTGCAATGGTTGCTCCTTGTAGATTGGTGTAATAACCAAGAACACGAACTTTTACACGACCCAATTCCATCGGATCTTCGTTATCCTCAACTTCACCAACCCACCAAAAGAAACCGTCCTTTCCGACAAACCCTGATGTATTCTCGTTCTGTATACCGTCAACTAGCTTCATTTTTAAGCAGTTTTTTAGTTATTTATTCCTGTAACGCTCCTCCCTTCCTCCAAGGTTTAGTCTGATACATCACATCAGACTTTACCACCAATTCTGTATAATACTCCATTTTATCAGGATGTACAGATGCGGGGTTTTCGCTAATTGCTTGTTTTAGGGCAACCATCTCAATCCACTCTTCATCGGTTAATTCCGAATTAGCCACAGTCTGATTCTGATAAGAATAGGTTTTTTCGATAATGATTCTTTTAGCGTCAGACATGTGATCGGAGTAAAACTTTAAGGGTTGCTCATGCATTCCTGTGTCTCCACTCATGTCATTAATTTGATTTACTTTTCTATTTTATCTTGAAATACACACAAACGCGAGTGTCTTAAGGTTTTCTTCAGTTTTTTGTAATATAAAAAACCTTACACGCGAAAAAATTTGGCGAATTTTTTTTCGACTTATATGGGAATCAAAGGTCGAATTATATACGGACGAACTTATACATTTCTTCGCTACCCCATACCATCTTGCCTTGTTGATTCAATCCCTTGTCTCTTGACAATAACTTTTCTCCGTAGAGATATATTTCTGACACAACCCTGTACCCCTTCTCTCCTCGACATTTATCGCTGTCTAATTTTCCACTCCAATGTTCAGATTCAAATCTAAAATGCATATCACATTCTTCATGTCGAGAACCATCTAGTCTATAGTTCTGCATGATGACATAATTATCTGATACTATTTCTATCTTGTGTTTCTTATTACGATATGGTTTGTGAGGACCATCTACTCTGTAAAAATTCAAAGAGGTATACCAATCTCCTTCCTTTGCCCAGATCACCTCTGTCTGGGCAACTTTATGGGGATTAGATTGTGCTTGTGACCTGTTAGTCCAATGTCCTAACAGATATTCATCAAAAATCATTACAAACTAAAGAACTAGTCGTCGTAAACACGACACTCAAATGCGTCTGGATGATTGTCACAGTAAATTTCTAGATGCTTGTCTTCATGTCTAGTGTGCCAATCATTGATCCTTCCTTCATTAGGATCTATCACATCATCTTTATGATAGTTTGCATAGTCTGCATGAACACTTTCTAGTTCAGACTTCGTATACTCTAACATACCATGATTAATATGCTCCTTACCATCTTTAGGATCAAGGTAAACTTCATGGTCAAGGTCGTGAGTTCTCTTCGCTTGAGGATTTTCTCCGATACCTTTAAATTCGGTTTCAATCATAGCTAACTCCGTTACTATACTATTATTTATCTTAACACAGAGTCCTTAAGTAAGTCTAGCTCGGTATAGAGAACTGTACCTGTTGTGTTATGAGTCACTGACGATATCAAATATCTACCACTATATTTCCTGTCTAATGGTGTTTGTCTACCAGATTTAAAGTTAGCAGGTATGATGACATCTATTCCACCACCTGCATACAAGTCTAGGTTACCAGGTATTGTAATCTTTAACTGTATATTTTTTAATGACTCCAGTCTCATGAACTGATATGCCTGTAAGTCTATCAACTCTTGATAGTTTGCTTGAGGATTGTTTATAAACTTAGGATCGAATGTTTGATTTGGTAAAAATGAATACCTAATTCTTCTCGGTTTCGACACCATCTTATGCACTGATGGATCTAGTTGAGTCAATGGGTTTACAGTTTTCTTACCATCTAAGTGTGACATCTTATCCCATGTCTCATCCAATTCATAGTGAGGATCATCTGTAGTCAACTCTGTACTAGAACCCATCTTAGATGACCCTAGAGTTACAGGATCAAATCCAACTGAGAAACCAGAGAAACTACCATCCCTCATCAGTTCTAAGAGATGCTTCTCTCTTGGGAATGTAATACCAGAGATAGTAAAGGCATCAGCACCAGTGTTATCAACTTTCTTAGGACTGTAGTGATACTTGTAGCATCTTGGTTTACCTGTAATTCTATTAGTCTGCTTATCAAATGTCTGATCATTAATATCATCAATCAAACCATCAACAGATCTAAAATGATAACCTAAAGCATTCTCATAGAATAAAAATCCATTTTGTAATACTCCACCCTTTCTAGACTTTCGTACACTCCTCTGTGCCAACCAATAGATTGTATCCATAGGTCTCCAGTTAGGTGCAGTAAACTTTTGATTATTAATAGTATCCTCAGTAAATACCTTCTTTGAACTGTTGAGATATCTTCTTTCCTTTAATAGTTTCTCTACTATAGAACTTGCTTCTGGATTTTGGAATATTACTTCTGATTGACCAAAGACACTAACAGACTCGTTAGTTATAAACTCTGTAGAACATGCCTCCACTAGGAATGCATCATTAGAATTGTTAGTCCTAGAACGTGAGTGAACACAGTATATTCTAAAGTTATATGTCCTGTCAATAATAGAGGATGTGATTTGTAGTTTCAATTCCTCATGTCCTGTCATCATGTTGATGATACCTGCAGCATCCTCAAAGACAAACTGTGCTTCTATAGTAGACCTATCAATTCTCTCACGAATTTCAAATCCTCTACAGAAATTGTACAAGTTAAAAGCACCCTCTGTATTTGATAGACGTTCTCCATCTCTATACAGACTTAAACGATATTCAATTTCTCCTACATTACTTCTACTAATTGGCATGATTAGGCAAACTTAGCGACACTGAAATTACTTTGTAAGTTGGCAGCATTTAATGATGCCTTGGCACCCATTAGACCTCGCATTCCTCCACCACCTGACTTCAACCTTTCAACTGCAGATGCTGCAGCTGCAACGTTTGCTCTTACTGATGAGTTATGTGCTTCAACAGCAGCCATAGTTTCAGCAACAAGTCTCCTTGTTCTCTCTGTGATCTGCTCTCTTGCATATGATCTATCACTATATACCTTCTTAAGAGCATACGCTTCTTGTCTTTCTTGAGATTGATTATTACCCTGTTTCTGTTGTCCACCAGAGGGTGTGCCTAATATACTACCTGATGATGCATTACCTGATGATGCACCAGTCTGACCACCACCATAGTTAGTGCTAGATTGGAACGCACTACCTCTTTTATTCTTTTGGTATGCTTTAGTAGAAGTTTCCTTTGTGCTAGGGAACATTGGGTTCTCCCCATTTGCTACACCTAAATCAGTGTTCTTCATGTAATCATTGAAGAACTTATTACCCTCAGTACTAAAGACTGTATCTCCAAATTTTATTTGTGATGAGTCGTCACCCTTATTGTATATTCCAGTGTTCTTAAACGTTGTAGAGTTCAACAGTGCCATTGTCTGAGGTTCAGAGAATCCCTGTCCTCCTAACATAGAAGTCATCCAGTTAGTATCACTTGCTTTAAAGATCGCTGCTGATGCTTTATTAGATAGAGAAGGTGATAGTTGAGCGTCTGGGTTGAATGAACCTTGAATCTTACTAAGGATATCACCCATAGTTTGTGCACCACCGAAGTTAGCACCTGCTCCTTGATCAATTACACCTGCCTGATTCATTATGGATCTAGCCATAATTGTCATCTGTTTTGGATCACCACCAGATGCCTGAGCTATGACAGTCTTCATTTGCTCTAGGTCACTTCCACTCATACCAATGTTGCCTGACCCTGCAACCTGATTGTCACCGAAACCAAACTGGATCTTATTTCTTACACCATGAGAACCTGGTGCCTTCTTATCACGACCAAAGATCCATTTACCCCACTTGTTACCAATGATAGAAGTTAATTTTAATCCTCTTCTATTACCGTACGCTTGATCAGCAACCATCTGTAACTTAGATGTCTTATCACCTTTACCGTGCCAACTGACATCAAATGCTAGGTTCTTAGAATATAAACCACCTCTACCTCTTCTTTGTTTACCAGATGGATCGTATCCTGATCTATTAGGAGGTCCTTTTCTCCATCTATTATTCTTAAAGTTTTTATGATTATAAACTGTGTATCCTTGGTTCAAGAATCCACGACCTGCCTCTACTACTGCCTGTTGTCCACCACCTACAAGTTTTTGATCTACACCTTGACCACCAGCTCCTCCTCCACCTACAGATGCACCGAGAACATTACCTAATGCTTGGTTCATTCCTCCACCATCTGCACCCATCATGGTTCCCATGATATTACCAAGAGGACCACCCATATTGTTTGCCATCTTGCCAAGGAAATCTCTACCAAGATGTCCAAGTCTTTGACCGAAGGTCATTCCCTCAGTGCCTGGTCCGAACATTGTCATACCAAGACCACCGAGAGTACTCATCCAGTTAGCTGCTTTGCTACCTGGTTTCATGAACTGACTTGCTATATTAATACCACCTTTGAGGATGTCCCCGAAGGTTGCCTTGCCACCTTCACCACTACCTCCACCACCAAAGACAGTCTGTAATGTACCTGCAATATTACCTGCTTTACCACCAAATACATTACCTATTACGTTTGTAAGGAGTGGGGACTTTAAGAAAGATCCCATTGTTGCACGACCATTCTTGTAGTCTATGCCCATTGATGCTCCCTTTAGCATCGCACCATAGGATGATCCGTTTGCTACAGGTCCTATGCCACTAGTCCCTCCAAGACTAGTGTTCTTAAACATATTACCGATACCAGATTTGATACCGCTAAACATCTTACCTAAGAAGAATTGTTTGTCACTAAGTCGTGGCATGTCAAACCCAAGCTGCTTTGCTTGGATTAAGTTTGCTTCAGTAAGACCAGGTAATTGTCGTGTAGCAAAGTTATTAAATGGTATAACAAAACTCTCACCAGTATTTTTCTTCGCTACATACTCAGTTCCATGACCGATAAACTCAGGACTACCACCACCAGGACTTGTAGACACAGGATAACCTGAGTCAGGACCAGAGATCCAACCACCAGTAGCAAAACCAGGTAATACTTTCTTTAATGGTGCCTGACGGTAACCACCTGTTGACATCTCTTCATCGGCTTCATCATCAGCACCCATCTGTTTGATCTTATTAGCACCCCAGAGAGTTGTGCCAACTGCAATGGTTGCACCTAATGCTTTACCTTTCCAACCACCAGGAAATCTTCCTCTTGTTTTTAATCCTTTAGAAAATCTAGTTAATGATCTATAGAATGTTGTTAGTACAAACCTAACATCTTTAATCAACTTAACAGGATTAGTTAACCATCTTATTCCTACAAAGATAGCCCCTAAGTTTACAAATGACCTAGCAAATCCAGTTAGTCGTTCCCACCATGTAGCATCATCCCGTAAGAGATCATACAACCCGTCAACTATTCCTCCGATCCGTTTCTGTATAAAATTACTGATCCATTTAAACGCTTTGTAAATTGCTTCAATAGCATTGACTATCTTTTGTTGATTCCTTTTATCCGACAACCATTCTAACGCAGGTTTTATTATTGCTAGTTTAATAAACCCACTAAGAATTTGTAGTAAACCCTTCAAGAAATTAGGTGCGTTCCTACCTACAAACTCATTAACAAATGATACGAACTTAGGTTTCTCTATCTTAGTATACTTGGGATCAAATGTATCTCTTAGTCTTTTCTTTTCGTCTTGTAATCTTTTTAGTTCTATCTTTTTTATATCAGCAACAACACCACCAATAGAATTAATACATGCTCCAAGATTATTATATGCTTCAATGCTCTTCATCTGATAAGATGCTGATGCTTTATCGGCAGCACCAGCTGCAGCACCCTTCGCAATATTTGGAGAGATTAACTTATAAACATTTATTTTGGTGTCTTTAGATATCGCCATATGTATATTTATTATGCTTGAGCAGGTTGTGGCATTGGAACAGGTACCATCCTAGGTATAGGAACAGGTGTTTGAATCTCTACCAACTTCTCTAGTAACATAGGAACTGGTATGAACTCAAGTGATGACTGCATAGCATACTCTCTTGACATACCACCTTTCTTATTACTCATAGACTTTGCAGTTTGTGACATGATACCAAGCACCTCTGGTTTGACACCTAATTCAGCTGCCATATTTCTTAGACCGTTGATGAGTCCACCAGCTCCACCACCTCCCATCATACCTGTGATAGTTCTAAACAGTCCACCAAATCCCATACTGTCTGCAATGTTACCTATCAATCCCATTGGTGAGAAACCATGAGGACCAAAGGAATCTAAACCAAATAACTGAGACAAACCTGGTACGTTAGCAACACCAGGTATCATACCAATGAGTCCACCTACGGCTGGGAACTTTTTCATGAACCCACCGAACTTATTAAGCATTCCTGATACACCTTCTGGTAGTATTGATCCAAGACCGCCCATCAGTCCACCTAATGCTCCACTAATACCTCCCTGCATGAACCCACCTAATGCTTTACCAAATGGATTATTAGACATGAAGTTACTAAACTTGTCTGCCACACCACCAAAAGTACCAGGGAACATACCACCTAGAGCACCGATACCACCAGTAATTGCACCAAATATATCACCAGATGCAGCAGCACCTATAGCACGAACAGCACCTATAAATGGTGCAGCAGCAGGGAATACTATTGGGACAACAGTTCCTAGAAGTTGACCTATAGGTGAACTAACTACACCTTTTACAACGTTAGTAACACCTTTAACTACACCACTAACAGCCTTTGTGATGCCTCTGAATATCTTACCAAAGAAGAACTGCTTGGTGTTTAGTCGAGGTAACCTTCTTAATAATTTACCACCAGTTTCAAAACCAAATGGATTCCACCAACTCCTTTTCTTCTTTGCTTTATCTGTCTTCTTAGATCCAATACCAAAGGCACCCTCTGGCATTGTGTCTCCATATCTTTCGTTGTCTGACTCTACACCTTTATATTCTTCCTCAGGTACAAAAGGTTTTGTCTTATAGGAAGATCCAAAATCTATACCCTCTAATGGGTTATGTTTCTTACCATGCTTTCTTTCATATGGACTTACATATTCTTTCTTCTTCTTTTTAGGAGTGATACTAAATGATCCTTCTGGGAATGTATCACCATACCTTTCGTTGTCTGTTTCTACACCTTTGTATTCACTTTCTGGAACGAAAGGAGTAAATTTATAGTCAAGGAAAGGATTTATATTTTTCTTTTGTATTGCATTGACCTGTCCAATAGGAGTTGTTACACCATCCTTTTTATAACCAATTATTCTACCGCGTCTATTCTTTATAGGAACTCCTCTACTATCACCCTCAGCTTCCGAACCAGTAGTAGTTCCTGATGTACCAGCAAGATTACCTTCACCATCAGTGCCATCACTTGCGACACCATCCATTTTTTGACCAGTTTCAACCTTACCTGATCCTGCATCTCCTGCTTCTGGGAAGAATGATTTATGTAGTAATGGGAATGTGTTACCAGTAAGGTTTGCCATCCAGAAGACGTTGGGTATTTCTTTACCCATCATCATGCCAAACGGACCAAGCATAGCCTTCATGGCTACCTTAGCACCTGTCCAGATCTTGTTTCTCAATCCAAAACCGAGAGGTGGAATCCATTTAGGAGGATCTTTAGGGAAGTCTGGTATCTTAAACTTAGGAATACCTTTATAGAATCTTGTCCATCCATTCTTTATCCAGCTCAACATCTTAGTGAACTGTCTGAACAGACCCATCATGTCATCTTTTAACTTCTGACCTGCTGCCTTCCAGCCACCACCTCTGAATCCAATGTATAATAACTCACCAACATATTCACCACCCATCATACCTATGAGTGATCCTATACCTGGTACTGGTATGAATGTACCTAATGCTCCACCGACAGCTGAACCCAGTGTTTTAAATATTACTTTGTCCCAAGAATCACCATTTAGTATAGAAAATACGGCTGTTAAAAGTGAACCAAAGATAGGTATCCTACCAAAGGTATTTTTAAATGCATTACTAAGAAGTTTTACATTATTTTTTCCAAGAAACTTTAAAGCACCACGACCAAACCCTCTGTTCAATCCTTTGCTTAAGATTTTACCTTTAGGTGCAGTAGTAGGTGAGAGACCTGATGTCTTAGGTGGCGGCTTAAATGCAGATGGATTTTTATTTGCTAATCTTTGTACTCTTTTAAGTGCTTGCTCTCTACTTAATCCGTTCTTAAGTGCGTCACGATATACTCTCTCACCATTCTTACCAAACTTTTTAAAGATAGGATTGTTACCTGTCTTTACTTTCTTACTAAAATCCTTGACTCTACTGTTGACTCTACTATTACTATTAGATGTGTTCTTATTGTTAGTCTTAGATTGTCTGTTTGGATTATAAAAATCCAGATTCAACATACGAAGGATAGAATCCATCAATCCAAATGGATTTAACAATGCTTGTAGTCCTACTATCCCTAGTAGTAATGTTCCTAAACCTTTTAACCTACCCCAAAAACTATTGTTACCATCAACTAATGCAGAGAATCCATCTAGTATTTTGGTTACACTACCCTTTGCAAATCCATATAACTTCTTGACTACAAAACTTAATTTCTTTAAGAAGACTGCTATCTTTTTTATCTCTCCTGCATCTGACATCCATGTTAGGAGACCTTTTATAGCAAGTAGATTTACAAGACCTGCAACAAATTGCATTGCAGATAGTAATAGTCCCTGTACACCACCAAAGAGTGCCTTACCAAAACTTACAAGAGCACTCTCCTTTGGTTTCTTTATCTGTGATTTCTTTATCTTACCAATACCTTTCCCCTTTAAGGCATTCTGTCTTTCAAACTCGTCCTCATTTCTTTGATCCCTTTCACGTTGTAATCTACGACGCTCAGTTACCTCCCTCATCTTATCAACTTTGATAGATGCAAGAGATATCTCATGAAGATCTTTTACTACAACACCAATACTATTGACAGTCTTCCCAAGACGATTGACCGCTAAAAGATTAGTCCTAGGACCGTTAGAAGCAAGAGTCTTCTTACCACTTCCGCTAGGATTAACTAATTTGTAAGGGTCTATTTTTGGGTTAGCCACTTGCTTGTTGAGCTGCTTGTTGATCCTTCATTCGTTTCTCTTCTTCTCTTAAGAAGTCGATTAACATTGTGACATAGATTTCCTTCTCCCAAGGCATAAGGTTTTCAATGTGTTCTATATGCCATTTGTGATGATGTATTAATGCAAAGTTAGTATCATAATACTGTCTCAGTGTATTATGGAGAAGGGCTATCCGAAAAAAGATGCTAGACCTTCTAGTGTAACGTCGCTCACTACTTTAGTGTTTGGGTTAGTAACCTTGAGTGTGTGAGTTAACTTAGGCATTGTCTCAAAGAATTGTTGAACATCTTTAAACTGAGCTGAACTCATTGAGTCTAAAAATTCTAACACTTCTTTATGAGGCATGTTCTTACAGTCATGTACTTCTTCTGGTGTGGTGACACTCTTCACACAACTTGCTGCCATCTCAAAGATTTGATCTACATCTTGTCCGTCATTAACGAAGTTTGCTTTAACAAATGTATCAAGACTTGGGTAGTCCATAGTAATTAAGATCTCATCTGATATCTTAATCTCTCTGCTATGACCTTTAGTCTTCTTAACTTTGATAGAATCAAGAGGGATCTTAACTTCTACCTGTGTTTCATTATCATCAGGGCAGGTCACACCTACATCTACACTCTCACCAACAGACTTGGTTCTGATCTGTAAGAATACAAATTCAATATCAAATGTTGGTAGTGCTTCTACGTCTTTAATATCAGTGCAAGCTGCAATGATATCTTTGATAGCATTCACAATACTATCTTGGTTGCCAGTTTCAGTAGCAATTAATAGAACTTTCTCTTCCTTGACAAGGAATGGTCTATAGTTTACAACTCTACCGTCAGACGGTAGTTTCATTTTAAATTTTGGTGTTACTAAGGTCGGTAATGCCATAATAATTTCAATTCAGTACAATTATTTAGGGAGGTTCTAGAAGTTATATGTGATCCACTTAGATCTATCCTTTACTGTTCTAACAGATGCCTTTCTAGGATCGTGTTGATGATCACCAGGAATATGTGCTTCATGAGTTCCCCAGTCGGTATACGATGGAACATAGTATCTATATCGTTCAAAATAAAATCCTACAGTCAGTGTATTAACTCTTGACTCCATGTTATTCAACTGAGTTGAACCTAGATTAAATGGGAACACCTGTCTCAGTTCCCACATAGCAACGATACGATTTCGTTGTGGCATTCCAAGCCATCCCTGTCCAGTTCCACATTTCTTTACGTATGATGCCCACCTATCTTTATCAAAAATACTAAGTATATTTCCTCCTCCTCTCTCCCATTTGAATATCCTTACTACAGGTGCACAATAATTATCATAGAAATCTACATATTGATCTGCATCATTCCTTGTGAATGCCATCCATCTTTCAAAAAGTGTTCTTGTCTTATGGTTAGCTGGAACCTTGAATGTCATACTTACTTGACTGAAGTTAGTACCAGTAATATATCTGTGCGGTGAACCCATTGTAACTAATTGTCCAGTCGCCATCTGTTTACTAGGTAAACTTACGCTATCACAATAGTAATCTAATAAGAATGCCTCATCATTATTACTTAAAGACCAACCTGGTTGACTACCAAACATGGAAGGTGTAAGAAAATGCACCGAGTACATGTTAGTGTAACTAGGATTGTTCTGTAGTTTTCTAGAGAACGCAAGGAACTCTTGGAAAGAACTATCTCTAGCATCTTGTTGATTAGGAACTGATCCTCCAAACAAATTATACTTGGAGTTAAATGCTGCAGCATAATCTTGCAGTGTCTGATCAAATGCAGGACCTATTGAGTTGAATAAGTTTGAAGTAACTGATGATATTAATTTACCAAACATTATACTTTAAGCTCCTTTTCTGTGATTAACATGAACTCCCATCCACGATCTTTACAATATTCTTTAGCTGCTTCCCACTTTGCTTGATTAATAGCATAGGTAACAACCTCTGTGATATATGCTTTAGTTTGTCTCTTTTGTTTCTTAGGTTGTTTAGTCTGTCTTAGAGGTTTAACCTCAACCATATACTTCTTGCGTCCTATTTTTACATAGAAATCAGGAAAGTATCTGTGCCGACGACCATCAGCAGGAGAGATGTATGGAATAACTATCTCTTCACTACCCCATTCAGTAACAGAAGATGACCTATCACACCAAACCATGAACTTATACTCCCACGAAGACCTATAAATAATGTTATGATAATCACCTTTGTACTTTCGTGGAAAGGTAGGACGGTATTTTCCTTGATACCTCATAAATAATACATGTATCAAAGACTATTTAGGTAGAAAGTTGGCTGTTTACAGATATCCATATAGATTACCCGCTACAAGATCACAATCTGGTGGTAAGGCAGCTGATATGCCTACTGATGCTACTGATTACTTGATGATAAGACGTGAGAGATATAAGTACGATGACCAATCAGTCCCTGCTTTCTATGACAGGCGTACACCAGGTAATCAACAAACTATAATTGCACACCCTGACAGGTGTTACATTGCTATACCTCCACAAATTACTACACAATATGCACCTGCATATAGGAGAGCAGACGTTGGTGTGTCTGGTGTTGCAGCAATGGGACTACTAGGTGATGGTAAAGACTTTACTGCAATGGCAGGAACATTACAAGATGCTGCAGCTGCTGCACTACCTGAGTTCTCTACTGGTGCTATCCTTTCTATGATCAATGGATTCAACCAGTTCATAGGTTTACAAGGTCAGTTAGATATTAATACTATACAATCACTACAGAGTGGTAAGATATTCAACCCATATAGTGAACAGATATTCCAAGGTATGAGTTTTAGAACTCATAACTTTGCTTTTAAATTCTTAGCACGAAATGCTAGAGAGTCACAAGAAATTAAAAGTATCATAGATTATATTAAGATAGGTTCAGTCCCTAAGATAGCAGCAGGTGATTACAATAAGAAATTTATCAACAAGAACAAGAAGTTCTCAGCGTATGGTAAGGATAAAGAAAGAGATAAAATGACCTTCGATCAGGACTGGTTTAAAACAGATGCTTTCAGTGGTGATTCTGGATACGCATATCAAAATAGATTCTTCGAGGTTCCAGATAGATATCAGTTAAGGTTTGTTCGTTTCGGAACTAACGTTAGTGATCTTGGTAAACTTGAACCTTCACAGCGAAGAGATCTAATGTTTAAAATTTATCCTTCTGTTTGTACAGGTATCAATGTAAACTATACACCAGACAATCAATACGTAGCACTTAAAAATCCAACAGAAGAAACTACTGATGTCCCTGCGATAGTTATGACTATAACATTCACAGAGACTAGGTTACTCACACAGCAAGACGTTGCAGCAGGTTACTAATGGCATTCTTTTCTTATCTCCCAAATGTATATGTAGGTGAAGGCATCAAAGATGATGAGGACTTCAAGTATCGCCTTGTCAAAAATATATTCCGAAGAGCAAAGACTAGAGCAGACTTAGATCAGTATGTAACTTTACTCGAAGCATATGAGGTAGGAGAAGATGAGTCTCCTGCTAATGTAGCACTAGCATTTTTTAATGATCCATTCTTAGACTGGATGATCTTAATGGTTAATAATATTACTGATGTATATGAACAGTGGCCAAAGAACATCAATGATCTACAAGAATATACAAGAAGAAAGTATAATAATCCAGATGCTGTTCATCATTACGAGACAGTCAGAGCAGAATTTAATGGAGAGACATTCTTAGAGCAAGGTATACAAGTTAATGACACATGGAGAACTGTATTACCAGACGGTACTACACTAGGAGAAACTCAATCAATCTATCCAGTGACAAACTATGAGTATGAAGACTATCTAAATGAACAGAAACGTATCATAAAATTACCTACACCACCTGTAATAGAACTAATACTAGCAGAGTTTGAAGATGTAATTGCTTATGAACCTCACTCAGAACTAGATCAGAAAGGTAATAAGAAGAGTTCATTAAATATGTCATCTCGTTTCCTTAATACTGCAGGTATTTCTGCTGCTAGTAAGTCTAGAGATGAGGGTATAGGTTATGTTACATCATATGATAACGGACCTGGTAGTGCCACAGTCCAGGTAGGAGCCGCACAGACTACAACAGAAACTACTGCTCCAGTAGTGTCAGTAACACCAGACGCTGGTACAAGTAATACTACAGTAGCAGGAACCGCTACTGCTACAGAGTCATCAACAACTTCAACTACAACTTCTTCTAGTTCAACTTCTAGTTCTTCTAGTTCTTCTAGTTCAAGTAGTTCTAGTTCAAGTAGTAGTAGCAGTAGTAGTTCTGGATCCTCATCTTCTGGATCATCAGGAGGATACGGAGGAGGATACTAAAAAACCCTACACGCGAAAAATTCTGGCGAATTTTTTTTCGGGTATAGGGGAATTAAAAGATGGATTTCATAATGAACTCCTTACTAAGAACTGGATCTCCAAATAATTCTAACTGAATGTTATCAGCATCTACGAAGAGATCATCTTCCGCTTCCTTTCGACAATGCTGCCAGTAATATGTGTTATCTTCTCTTCGATATAGGTACGAAGTGTTGTGTGAATCAAGGGTGAACATTG